ATGCAAACCGTTATTTTTGGTCGTTCGGGTTGCCCTTACTGTGTGCGTGCAAAAGATCTGGCTGAGAAATTGAGCAATGAACGCGATGATTTTCAGTATCAGTATGTAGATATTCGTGCGGAAGGGATCACTAAAGAAGATCTACAACAAAAGGCAGGTAAACCCGTAGAAACCGTGCCGCAGATTTTTGTCGATCAGCAACATATCGGCGGCTATACCGATTTTGCTGCATGGGTGAAAGAAAATCTGGACGCCTGATCGTCTGACAAGCCCTCGCGTTGAGGGCTTTACTGATTTTTTCTGTGCTGTGGTTTAAACAAACTACTGATAAATAAGAAACACAGTGCCCCCAGCGCACACCAGAACACCGCGCTTAGTAACCATGCCAGCTCTTGCCAGAATGAGCGCGTCGGTGAAAAAAACAGCCGCATAATGAGCATTGAACAGGGTGCCGCCAGCATTGCGCCAAATAGAGGTTTCAGGACTTCTCTACGCTGTGAAAAGAAGCTGGCGACTGCTCCAGGAAGAATGAAAAATAGCAAGCCGATTTCAGGATGCCCGGCAGCCCGAAAAGCGCCTTTCATGTGCGTCGCCAGAAAAAGGCACACCACAATGAAGAGGACAAAACAGCAGATTGCCCCCGCCCAACGTTGTTTATGTTTCACTCGTTCCTCCTGACACTGCGTCTATCGAACACATTTTTCGCCAGTGTGGCGTTCAGTAAGATAAAGCCGCTTCGCATTCCATGCTAATATAGGCCAACGCAATTCATATAGCCGTTGATACCTAATGTGATTACACTAGTAAAATATATTGTTACTTTACTATCGTTTAGGTGCGCTGAATGAATCTGCGCCCTGAATTCTGGTAAAAAACATTATCGTAAATTACCATTTCTTTCAACAGCTTACTAGTAAACAAGAAGTTAGCCTCCGTGAATATAAACGTCGCCGAATTGTTAAATGGGAATTACATTCTGTTATTATTTGTGGTCCTCGCGCTTGGGCTATGTCTCGGAAAGTTACGACTTGGTTCGATCCAACTGGGTAATTCCATTGGCGTTTTAGTCGTATCGCTGTTATTAGGCCAACAACATTTCAGCATTAACACCGATGCGCTTAATCTTGGCTTTATGCTGTTTATTTTCTGCGTCGGGGTCGAAGCCGGACCGAACTTTTTTTCCATTTTTTTTCGCGATGGGAAAAATTACCTAATGTTAGCACTGGTGATGGTTGGCAGTGCGCTGGTGATCGCCTTAGGGTTAGGTAAGCTGTTTGGCTGGGATATTGGCCTGACGGCCGGTATGTTAGCAGGCTCTATGACGTCGACACCGGTTCTGGTCGGTGCTGGCGATACACTGCGTCATTCCGGCATGGAAAGCAGGCAGCTCTCACTGGCACTGGATAATCTGAGCCTCGGGTATGCCTTAACCTATTTAATCGGTCTGGTGAGTTTGATTGTTGGTGCGCGTTACTTGCCGAAATTGCAGCATCAGGACTTACAGACCAGCGCCCAGCAAATCGCCCGCGAACGTGGCCTGGACACTGATGCCAACCGTAAGGTTTATTTACCGGTGATCCGCGCCTATCGCGTCGGCCCGGAGCTGGTGGCCTGGACCGACGGCAAAAATCTGCGTGAACTGGGTATTTATCGACAAACCGGCTGCTACATTGAACGTATTCGACGTAACGGGATTCTGGCAAATCCAGACGGTGATGCCGTGCTACAAATGGGCGATGAAATAGCGTTGGTAGGCTATCCCGACGCCCATGCCCGACTCGATCCCAGCTTCCGTAACGGTAAAGAAGTTTTCGATCGTGACCTTCTCGACATGCGTATCGTCACTGAAGAAGTGGTCGTTAAAAACCATAACGCTGTAGGTAAACGTCTCGCACAACTGAAGTTGACCGATCACGGTTGCTTCCTTAACCGCGTCATTCGTAGCCAGATTGAGATGCCGATAGATGACAACGTCGTGCTTAACAAAGGTGACGTTTTACAAGTCAGCGGTGATGCCCGTCGCGTAAAAACCATCGCCGATCGCATCGGCTTTATCTCGATTCACAGCCAGGTCACTGACCTGCTGGCATTTTGCGCCTTCTTTGTTATTGGGCTGATGATCGGGATGATCACCTTCCAGTTCAGCACATTCAGTTTCGGCATGGGGAACGCTGCCGGGTTGTTATTCGCCGGAATTATGCTGGGCTTTATGCGTGCTAACCACCCGACCTTCGGTTACATTCCGCAAGGTGCATTAAGCATGGTGAAAGAGTTCGGCTTGATGGTGTTTATGGCAGGCGTTGGTCTGAGCGCCGGTAGCGGTATTAATAACGGCCTGGGCGCGATTGGCGGTCAGATGTTGATTGCCGGATTAATTGTCAGTCTTGTGCCCGTGGTTATCTGTTTCTTGTTCGGTGCTTATGTATTGCGAATGAACCGCGCACTGTTGTTCGGCGCAATGATGGGCGCACGCACCTGCGCGCCGGCAATGGAGATCATCAGTGATACAGCTCGCAGTAACATCCCTGCGCTGGGCTATGCGGGCACCTACGCAATCGCCAACGTCCTGCTGACGCTGGCAGGGACAATCATCGTCATGGTATGGCCAGGATTAGGATAAAACTGAAGTTGCCCTGAAAATGAAATTTTTTTGCACAACCGCAGAACTTTTCCGCAGGGCATCAGTCTTAATTAGTGCCACTGCTTTTCTTTGATGTCCCCATTTTGTGGAGCCCATCAACCCCGCCATTTCGGTTCAAGGTTGATGGGTTTTTTGTTGCCTGAAATTTAAGATGTTTAAAATCATGATGTTAGAAGCACTGTTTTTTAACGATGGCGACAAAATGGCGGCAGCGTCAAAGAGAGAGCGCCACCTGTCCTGATTTCATTGGATGCGGCTGAACTGGATTCGACTCTTTTGGTGTTGCAATCGAACGAACAAAAGTTTCATGGGTAACAAAAGTATGGCTGCAGTTAATGTTCTGGCACTGGTTATAACGCTCTTTGGTCAATGAAGATACCTGAAAACTGCTGCGAGTATGGGCGGCACTTCCACACAGTGGGCAAATCATCATTTTTCGAGTTCTCCCCATTTTTGCTAAATTCACAACAATGATACCGTATTATTCCATTTTGCAAACTTAAAAGTTCTCCATTGCGAAGAATCATTCCATTTCGAAATCATCAATCCTCACTTCAAGCTCCAGACTGGTCGTAAAACCGTTATCCGGGCTGACGGTATGTGTCAGGGTGGTAATGGTCCATTCCGCATCATCTATCGGCTGTTTAAAGCCGCTGACCTTCACAGGCATTTCCGTGTAGAGATCCGCCCGACCTTCCGCCAGTTGTAGCGAGAATGACGCAACACCGCGTTGCAGGCGTTCCCACTGCATTTTCGCTGCCCGTTCGGCGTTACTCCGATTAGCATAGGTGCGATTAAGTACCAGCACGTTTTCATCCGTCCCCACCAGGTAATCGCCCTGCTTCGCTTCCGGCTCTTTCTTCTGCTTCTTAGTCCTGCGCTTACGCTTCACCGTGGTGCTTTTTTTCTTCGCGGGTTCGCGGGTATGCAACCAGCTGGCTATTACACCCGTGTAAGCTCCGCGATCCGCCAGGGTAAAGCGGTGACTGTCGCCGTCCTTACGTGTGATAGTGATCACCGGTAGTGGTTTACCGCTGGCGCTTTTACCCTGTCCCTGCCGGATGAATAACAGATTGCCATTTTTCACCGACGCAATAGCACCGTACTGTCGCGCCAGCCGCATCAGAAAACTGCCGTCACTCTCATTAGTCTGGTCTATATGCTCCACGGGCTTATCCGACAGGTCTTTACCCAGTGCCATCTTCAGCTTGTGCCGCGCGGCTATTTCCTTCACCACTTCCCCGATGGTGGTGTTATGCCACGATTTTTCACGGCGGGTATTCAGCGTTTCACGAAAATCAGCACTTCGCGCCCGGATAGTCAGGCGGTCCGGTGCGCCAGTGTGTTCAATCTCGTCCACCGTGAATGCCCCTTTCGGGAAAAGCGGCAGCCCCTTCCAGCCCAGCGCCAGCGTAATGACCGCACCACGGCGCGGCAGCACGATTTTTCCGTCGGCGTCGTCCAGCTCCAGATCAAGCTGGTCCGCTTCAAAGCCCCGATTGTCCGCCAGCGTCAGACTCATCAGACGGTTATCCAGCACAGTGGTGATATCCCTGCCCTCAATACTGATACTGAATGCCGGAGTTTTGTTGCCTTTGTTAAGCAGTTCAGAGCTGAAATTCATGACAGCAGCCCTCCCACCGTTTTACTGATATCGCTTAAGGCAGATGTTGCCATGTCCTGCAGATTATTCAGCTGCGCACTGAGATCACCAAACATATCGGACAGGGATTCATCCACCCGTTTGAGCGACAGGGTGAACTCAATCCGGCGCGGCATACCGTCGCGGAAAAACTCCGTTTTGGTCTGATTCAGTCCCTCAATCACATACATGCCGTAAATCGTGCCGCTGCCTTCAATCAGGGGCCATGCTTTCCCCTGTTCTGCCATCTGCTCCAGTGCCAGCAATGACAACCTGCCGCCTGTTATCTCCGGCATAAGAACACCAGAAAGCGTCAGCATGTCGTTGTCCGGTCCCAGAAACTGCGTGGATGGACGACGATTTACCCGACTGTTAGCCGCATGTCGCCAGCTGCGCTGATACTGCAGTTCCTGATACGGCACGGTGCGCAGCATAAACACGTACAATCCCAGCACCATCATCATGCGTCGTATCCCCCCTGATCGCTGTAGTTACTCCTGGCTTTTGCCTTCAGCCTGCGTTCACGTTCATCAAGCTGGCGGGCCACCTCCCGTGCAATATCCTGCGCACTTTGTCCTGGCTGCGTCTGGATGATGATCTGCGTTGGTGCCTCAATCTGGTAAACGGGCGGCACAGTGACTGCGCGACTCACCATCGCTTCACCGCCTTTCGCGGGAAGCGCCAAAGGATGCAACGGTGGAAACTCTGCTGGCGCGGCAGCAACGCCCATCATTCCGGCGACAACCGCAGCCAGTGCAGCGGTATTTCTCCGGCTGGTCACGTTTGCCGGGCCATTGACAATTTCAGGCCCGTTTTCACCGACAATGCCAAACTGCCCGCGCGGGATATAGCCGCCGCGGTCATACATCCCCGCAAAGCCATATCCCCATGATGGAAAACCACCCGATGACATCATCACTTTACCGTCTGCATTCACCGTCACAGGTTGCTGACGCGTCACGCTTTCCGGCAGTTTTGCCTTTTCGGCCTCTTTACTGACAATGCCAAGTTTCTCCAGTAACCAGGAAACACCGGATTTCAGGGAGTCCAGCGGATGCATAACCATATTCAGCCCTTCCGCCAGTGCCTCCCCGAATCGTCGCCCCATTGCCGCTGCGCTCTGCAGTTCGGCAGAGGTCGACTTAACGGGCGTCAGCAGATCAGTAAACCAGCCCCACAGCGCCTGTACTTTATCGCCAATCCACTGAAATACAGGCTTAAGTGGTTCGAATGCTGCACTGACGGGACCAGCCGCCGCTTTGAATCCTTCCACCACGCCACCGAGAAATGCGGTGATGGGTTGCCAGTATTTCCAGACAACCAGCGCCACGCCCGCCAGTGCAGTAACCACAAGACCTATCGGACTGAGCAGAGCACCTAACAGACCAGATATGGCATACAGGGCAACGCGCAGCATCGCCAGTGGACCAGATGCCAGTACTCGCAGCACCGTGCCTGCGGCGGCCAGTCCACCGCGCAGTACCGCCAGAGGATTCATAAACATCACAGCAACAGCACGTAAACCGGATAATCCAGACCGCAAAAGTGCAACCGGCGCACCTGCTACAGTTTTCAGGACATTTCCCGTCAGTGATGCCGTGCGGCGCAAAGACGACAACGGCGCAGTAAGTAAACCTGCGGCGTTGCCCGATGAAGCAAGCCCGCGTCGCAGCAGTGCCAGTGGTGCGCCAGCCAGCCAGGATAACGCGCTGCTGGTTCGAGTTACTGCTGCCGTAACGGAAGATAACGTTTTGATACCCAACACAGAGAATCCCAGACGGATCACTGCCAGCGGCCCCAGCACTGCAGCCAGCGCCACCGCTAAGGTGCCGAGGCCGACGGTAACCGCAGCCACAACAGCCGATGCTTTCATCAGTGTGCCTGTCAGTTCCGGGTTAGCTTCCACCCAGCGACGCAACGCCCCCGTGACGCTTTTCACCGTGTACAGAATATCCATCAGCGGCTGGCGCAGCGTTTCGCCCAGGCTGCTGAAGGTGTTCTGCGCTCCGGTTTTGACCAGCAACCACTGCGCAGAAAGTGAATCCTTGTTAATGTCGGATTCTTTCTGCATGGAGCCGAGCGCATCATTGCCCGCTGTCAGTTTTAACTGACGCTGCAGTTCCGGCAGGTTGTTTGCCAGTTTCGCCGCGTCATCGCCAAACTCTTTACCAAACAACATAGTCATGGCAGACAGGCGCTTGTCCTGCGGCAGCGCGTTTACCTTCTCCAGCACGCGCTGGATGGTTCCCATCGCATCCTTCGTCATCTGCTTTTCAATCACTTCAGGATTGAGTTTCAGCAGATTCATCCCTTCAAAGAAACTCTTGCTTTGCATGGTGGCAATGGACAATTCACGCACCATCGCGTTTGCTGCACTGGCTGCAACCTCTGGCGCAGCGCCCAGTGTCAGGAAGGTGGAACCCAGCGCCGCCGCTTTACGATAATCCAGACGGTCAGCCACACCGCCCAGACGTTGCATCACATCAATGATGTCTGCCCCTTTCGACATGGCGTTATCATCCAGATAGTTCAGCGCATCACCGAGCTGTTCAATATTGCGGGTGGGGATTTTGTAGAGCTGGGCGATTTTCCCCAGACTTTCTGACAGTTCATCCGCTGGCAGCTCAAAGGCTGTTGCCGCCTTTGCTGCCGTACTGGCGAAGGCCAGCAGGTCACGTTTCTGATCTTCCCAGCTGTCGTCAGGGTTTGCGACGTTCATGCGCGCACCACCTTCAACCAGTGCAGCGAAGTCCACCGCACCGTTTTCCATCGGCAACTGTTCGCTGGCAGCCTTGATGGCATCCTGCATTTCATAAAAACGTGCAGTGCGGTTGCCATTATCGTCACGCAGACCATTGACCTGCTTTGCCACACCTTTCATGGCATCTTCCATGCTGGTATAGCTTTTTACTGCCGCCATCACTGGCGCACCCATTGCCAGCCCTGCAGCCGTGGTGGTGGCTCCGGCACCTGCAATACGATCACGCACCTCCAGCGAACGGGCATAACTGGCACGCGCTGCATTCATCCTGCGCTGAGCTTCCCCCAGTCGCTTCAGCCGCGCCTCCTGTTTCGAAAGTTCCTGGTTATAACGTGATGTTTCACGGGCTAAACGGGCAGTTGCTCCCGCATCGTCTTTCGCAGAAATTCCCGCCCGGTACAGTTCAGCACGCACAAGCGCCGTCTGCTGCTGCAGCTTTTTCTGGCGTTCTTCCAGGCGCTGAACAGCCAGCCGTTGACGGCCCAGAGCAACAACCTGACGTTGCGAAGGCGGCCCCATCGCTCCCAGTTCCTGACTGAGCAAATTTGCACGCTGGCGGGCATAGTTCAGCCTGTCGCCTAATTTCTGATTTTCTGCCTGCAGCTTTCGGAAGCTGTCCAGACTGCTCCCGGCCTGATCAAGCTGCTTTATTGCATCGCGGGATTTTTTGACAGCAGCAGCCAGTTCTCTTGAACTGGCCTGCGCAGATCGAAATGGACGGGTGAGCTTGTCAACCGCATTAAGAATGACCTGCAGACGCAGGTTGTTATCACTCATCGTTGGCCCCGCTTCTCTGAATCGCTTTATACCGCCATTCCAGCACTTCGGTCAGCGGCATAACGTCAGTAACGGATGGCGGCCAGTGAAAAATGGTGGCGATATCTGCCACCAGATCGTCAACCGTCAGGCTGTCGGTAAACCGGCAAGCACCGACTTCTTCAACAAAAAAGTGACAACCTCAACCGACATGGCTGTGAGATCTGCCGGGTCCATCTCTGCAATTTCCTGTGCAGTCAGTGCCGGACTGGAGATGCGGGGGATCACGGTCATCATCGCGTTTACATCCATATCCATAATGGCCTGCAGGCGTGTACCGCGCAGCGCACCGGACTGCGGTTTACGCAGCACAATTTCGGTGATTTCTGTTTTACCGCGCTTGATGGGGGTATCCAGTTGAATGGTCTTTTCAGTCTGCTTATCGCTCATTTTGCTGTCCTGTCAATTGGGTTCTGGCGCGGTATCCCGCGCCGTTCAGATATATCAGAGGCCGAGGGCGTTGCGGTGCGCTTCCATCAGGTCCACACCGTCCACAATTTCCACCATGTTGATAAGGTCCACTTCATAGAGCACCTCACCATTGATGGTCAGCTTCGCGTAGCTGTTGGTACTGGTCACTTTGGTGGTGTTGCTTTCGCCCGTCTTCCACTCGCCGGAATCCACTTCTTTGTGACGTCCACGCACGACAAGCTCCACGGCCTGCACTTCCCCGGTATCGTCACGCTGAATAGAGCCGGTAAAGCGCAGCTGGATGCCATCCACCGTGGCTTTACCCATCTGTTTAAACAGCAGCAATTCAGTACCACCAATGGAAAATTCTGTGTCCAGCGCACTGTCATCAAGCCCCAGATCCACATCCACCGCACCCGGCATTCCGCCGCCGCGATACTTCTCATATTTGCGGGTAAATTTCGGCAGCGTCAGCGACTCAACGATCCCCTGCCAGTTGTTCCCGTCGTTAAACAGGTTCAGGTGTTTTAATTTGCGTGGTAAAGCCATGTTGTCCCCTTACGCGCTGACCTGGCTGGCGAAATTCACCAGGTACTGATCGGTGATGCGCTGACGCAGCATCAGGTTTTCAAGTGGCGGCACTGGCGTGTAGTCGTAGTCGATGGTGAGTTTTCCGGCTTTCAGCGTGTCTTTGTCGTTCACCGACTCATCCAGCCAGCAATCACCACCAATGAGATAGCCCTGACTGACCAGGCTGCGCATTTTGGCGCGGATACCTTCGATAATGTCGCGGGCCAGCGACGGGTTAAGCGGTTTATCCACCGCCCACATGTGTGCTTCTGCCATCGTGTCCATCAGCACCTGCGCCGTGCGGGTGTAGTTTTCGAAGGCAAAGAGCGGGTCATCACTCAGGCAGCGGGAGCCCCAGAAGCGGAAACCGTCTTTACGCACAAGCGTGGTGACGTCGTTCTGGTTCAGCAGACCTGCATCGGTTGCCGGGTCCTGCAGATCCCAGAACACATCTGCAGAAATTCCGGTGACACCGTTCACGCCCACGTTGGACAGGCTTTTGTGCCATCCGGTCTGCTCGTCAATTTTGGCGCGCAGACCAAGCGCACGGGCGGTGGCATATGCTGTTGCTTCGGCATTCAGCACCGTGTCCCAGCCAGTAAAGTCAGGCCAGATCAGCATCCCTTCGCGCTGGCTGAAGTTTTCGCGGTAAGTGATCGCCTCCTGCACTGTCTTGCAGCCATACGCTGACAGGTAAGCAAATCCACGCAGGCTTTGCGCCACGCTCAGCAACTCAGTAGCTACCGCCTTGGTGTCGTGGCCTGGCACGCCGAGAATGCGCGGTTTAACGCCGAGCTGTGACTGGGCAGATAACAGGGCTTTCATACCTGTTTTTTTACCTTCAGCAGTCACTGCGCCGATGATATTGGTCGTGGTTTCGTCTTCCGTTTCACCCTGCGGCACACGCACAACAATGGTCACGGGTTTTGCCTGGTCAGCGATGGCATCCAGCGAACGGGCCAGAGTACCGGACTCACCCGCTTTACCGCTGGCAGTCAGCACATCAGTGATCAGCACGGGTTTATTAAGAGGAAACATTTTTGCATCGGCATCATCGCCCGTGCAGACCATACCCACGATGGCGGTGCTCACCGTGGTAATGGATCGGGTGCCTTCGTTGACTTCAACAACGCGCACCCCGTGGTGGTAATCCTGAGCCATAGTGGCGAACCTCCTGATTGGATTAGGCTTCGCCCTATGTTGAAGTGATTGTGCCTGACAAACAGCTAAGCGCAGTTGTACCGTTATTCACACAAAATGACGGTATTTGTCTGCTTTCAGGGATAATCAAAATAAAGCTGATTCAGGGAGATTTATTGCTCTTATTGGCCGGAAATTTTCGATAAATGGTAGAAACGCCTACATCAAAAATCAGTGCAATACGCTGTCTTGATTCTCCGGCCTCGAGTAAACGCCCAATCTGTGCCCACTGTTCGCTGGTCAACTTAGGACGGCGTCCACCTACTCTGCCTTTAGCACGAGCTGCAGCCAGCCCCGCCCTGGTACGTTCAACTATCAGTTCGCGTTCCATTTCAGCCAGGGCCCCCATGACATGAAAAAAGAAACGGCCCATTAGGGTGCTGGTATCAATACTGTCAGTCAGGCTTCGGAAATTCACGCCACGCTGGCGCAGCTCTTCTATCAGCGTAACAAGATGCCGCATACTGCGCCCCAGTCTGTCCAGCTTCCAGACAACCAGCGTGTCTCCTGCCGATAGTGTCCTGAGCAGCTTTTTCAGCCCCGGTCTGTCGGACTTGGTGCCACTGATTCTATCCTCAAAAATCCGCTCACATCCCGCACAGTTCAGTGCATTGCGTTGCAAATCGGTGTTCTGGTCATTTGTTGACACGCGTACATAGCCAATAAGCATGATCATCCCCCTGAATAAAAACCGGAGATGATGCCAGTTAGCCGTTATCTCTGCATTTTCATAAACGTTGGTTTGGGAGAAGGTGCTCCAGCTATTGGCGTTCCGTTCTTCTGGCCCTCCGCTGCAATGCCAAATACTGTAATCGACAGTTGGTCCGGTATGGTGTTTTTGAAGTTCAACGGGGCGAAATTTTCTGCCACTGATTACCCTGTGCTGGCGAAAGTGTTTCCTTCACTGGCATTACCTGAAGCCCGCGGTGATTTCATTCGTATCTGGGATGACGGACGAGGTGCAGATGGTGGTCGCGAATTATTAAGCTGGCAGGCTGCTACAAACTTTTCTCAGTTTGCCGGGAATATAGGCGGAGGTGCGGGACACACAATTAACTTTCATGATGGCATCGCCGGAAATCAGCCAGGATTTTCACGATTTAATTTCACCAGTAACTCTGTGGGTGATGGTGTGAATTTTGTTGCTGTCAGACCGCGAAATATCGCATTTAACTTTCTGGTGAGGGCTAAATAATGAGACCTGTTTTTGATGAAAATGGGCTGGCTACAGTGCCGGGCGATATGCGTTGTTTTTATTATGATGCAGTAACGTATGAATATACTGGCTGGTCTGATGAATATATTAATACTGGCGTAAGTATGCCCGCCTGTTCCACTGGTATTGACCCTGGCGAAAACATTCCGGGGAAAGTGGCAGTATTTACGGGGAAGAGATGGAGCCATGAAGAAGACCATCGCAATGAGACTGTTTACTCAACAGAAAATGGCGCAGCTGTTACAGTGGATTATATCGGTGCCATCAAAGACGGTTATGTCACGCTTTCACCGTTAACGCCATACGATAAATGGGATGGTGAGAAATGGGTGACGGATACCGAGGCACAGCATAGCGCCGCAGTAGACGCGGCAGAAGCACAGCGTCAGTCACTAATTGATACTGCAATGGCTTCCATTAATCTGATTCAACTGAAATTGCAGGCCGGGAGGAAGCTGACGCAGACAGAAACCACCCGACTAAACGCTGTGCTGGATTACATTGACGCGGTGACGGCAACGGATACCAGCACAGCGCCGGACGTCATCTGGCCTGGACTGCCGGAGGCGTAGGCCATTCAATATCGGGTGCTGTTGAAGTATCAACACGCATCAGCAGCACACGGTATTTCTTCCATTGGGTGAGAGTTGAAGTTTCTTCATCTGTTGCGATATCAGCATCAACAGCATCCTGACGCCAGGATATTTCACTGTCAGCTTTTGCACGAAATGTGGCTTTCATGTTTTCTGCATCTGATATTTTCTGTTCTGGTGAAAGCGGCGGCTCATCAACCCATGCAAGGGCCCCTGAAACCATTCCCAGCATTTTTCCTGTTGGCTTATTTCCCCCATTAAATCTGACAGCATCCTCATCGCTGATTTCAATACCATCCTGCGGCCATGTCCCCTCCTTGATATAACTTTCGTATAGCGCTGCGTTGTAGATTGCATTTTCGGAAGGGCTGTAAACACTTTTAACTTTATTCATTCTGTTATCTCCCTTTCGCTATATAGCAAAGATTAAACCCACCTCTACCTGACATACGGGCTGTAAAATCCGTTCTTGAAGTACCAGGTGAGCTAACTCCATAAGCAGGCATGGTTGTTGGAGAAAGCAGAGACTCTTGGATATCTGCCATTGTCAGTGTAATTGATTCGACCCGCGCGGGGAAAGGTAGCGGGAAAACAACATTCGTCCCTGTCTGTCCAACGGGGAAACCGAAAATACCCCATTGTGTAATTACCCCATCCGGCCCCTTACTCCATCCAGATTTAGGATTCGGCCAGTCTGCTGCTCCAGAGTGCCCCGTTGTAAAACTACTCATATCTGGTACTTGCCCGGTATCCGTTCCGACGTTCCTCGTTGCCGCTTCTCCCAAACCAAGGTATGTGAGAAGACCAGCTACATCCTTTCCACTCAAATTGGTAAGCGTATTGTCCAGCGGTTGTTTACCTGACAGCGCATTAAGCATTGTCGTGGCAAAGTTCGGATCATTCCCCAGTGCCGCCGCCAGTTCGTTCAGTGTATCCAGTGCAGCAGGTGCAGAACCCACCATTCCTGCAATCGCCGATTTCACAAAAGCCGTAGTGGCAATCTGTGTATTGTTGACCGACTGCGCCGCCGTGGGGGCTGTTGGCGTTCCGGTGAGTGCCGGACTCGACAACGGTGCTTTTAGTGCCAGCGCATTGTTAATGGTGGTACTGAAATTCGGATCATTGTTAATGGCTGCGGCTATTTCTTTCAGCGTGTCCAGCATGGCTGGCGCACCATTAATAAGGGCCGTCAGTGCCGCCTGTACAAACGCAGTGGTCGCAACCTGCGTGGTATTATTCCCCGCCGCTGGCGTTGGCGCTTTGGGGGTTCCGGTAAATGTCGGGCTGGCTTTTGGCGCGTACTGTGAATGCGGGTCCGGTGCGGCAAGATGTTTTGCCATCTGATCATCCGCGTAAACCTTCAGCTCCAGTGCCTTGTCATCCACATACTTGCGGGTTGCCAGCACTACGGCAGGGTCGATTTTCAGGGTGATATTGTCCGTGCTGCTGGTAATCAGCACCATGCGCACGGTCTGGGTGCGCCCGCTGCCTTCAGCCAGTTGCGGCTTGTAGCTTTCCGGGCAGTTGCCCACGGCAATCAATGCCCCGGATTCATCAAACAGGCCCACTTCACGTATCCACCAACCACCCTCGTTTTCAGGGATCACCTGTTCAGCAATAATCTGGCTGCTGTTCTGCGGGTCGATATAGAGCATATTCAGCGCAGCCCGGCGTTTCTCATTTACCAGTGCAGTCTGCTTTGCGTCTGGCGTCGGCAATGTTCCGCCACCATCGCCCACCGCCATATGGGTAATTTTTAGCGGCACACCGAGCGCGGCGGCGCTGGCAAGTTTCGCAGCGCCAATATCCGTCAGCAGGGTATAAAATTTTGTGCTCATGGATTCACTCTCATTGTGTCAATAACATGGACCGCCCCGCCTTCATGCGCGGTGCCGCCAGAAATAATTGTTTCGTTGATATACGGATAGATCGTGATTTCTTCGCCAAGATAGCTGGCGGCCCCAACCCAATGCGGACCGCTGGTCTGCAGATTGATGGACATGCCGATCATGTGACGGCTACATGGTTTGGCATCGCTTATCAGCCGCTCAAGTTCCAGATAGGTATCTTCAGTGATGCCCTGATCCTGCACGCCAATGTCCAGGCGAAACGTGCCCGGTGTTTCTCCGGTCTGCCACCACTCAATAATGCGTATCAGGAAGCCGAACGGCTCCACCACCCGCCGCACGGCACTTGTGGTTCCTTTATGCTGATGAATATAAAAAGCATCCTTCACCACCTGGCGCTTGACGCTTTCTGTCCAGCCCTCGTCCCAGCGATCCACAGAGAACGCCCAGGCGAGATAAGGCAGGAAACTGACCGGACAGGTTGCCGGATTCCACAAGTCACGAAGCGGTACCTGCAGATCAGAAATCCCGCTGCAGGTTTGCGCCAGTCGGCGCTCCAGTGGTGTTGAACCCGGTGGCAGCAGACTATTCATCCGTTCCTCCGTTGGTTACGCTCCACTGCGTACATGATGCCGCCTGTGTTTTGTTCAGGACCACATCCGCCAGAGGAGAAGCCAGCTCCACACGCTGCACCCCCTCAACATGCAGGGCGGCAAAGATGGCGCTACGGCGAATATCCCGACCAAGACGCGTCTGACTGGCGATGTACTTCTGCAGGCTGGCTTTTGCCGCTGCCATTACCGGCTCTGCTTCCGGTCCAGGATAGAGAAAAATGGTGGCTTCCACGCGATACGGGATGATTTCTGCGCTGCGAACCGTAAGACGGTCAGCCACCGGGCGGACGTTCTCACTGTTCAGAGCTTTTTCCACCACGTCCAGCAGGTCTTTTTCTGCAGTTCCATCGCCTTCGCGGCTAAGGACAGTCAGCACCACCTCTGCAGGTGCCGGGCTGGTTGCACTGGCATCCGCCACCCGACCGTCGGCGCTTCGGGCATGAAATTCATAAGCTGCAGTTGGCCCCGCAACAGAAAGCCCTTCAAAGGCTGCAGGCACACGCAGGCGCAACGCTTCATCGCTTTCCATCACAGCTGCAACGGGCGGCACAGCATCATTATCAGCAGGCGTCACCGTCAGGCGTGTCACGTTGTAGTTGGCAGCGAGCTGGTCAAGATCGCCGCCCATCGCGTAAGCCACCATCACCGCCTGCGCGGCTTCGTTAATGCGCTGGCGCAGAAGCAACTCACGGTAAGCGTTCTCCTGCAACAATTTAGTGGCGGGTTCAGATTCCAGTTCCAGCGTGCGGATCACTGCTTCCTGCTCATCTTTCGGATGAAGCGCCACAAATTCTGCCTTGCGTTCGGCAAGCAGCGTCTCAAAGTCCGGCACATCCACAATCTGCGGTGCAGGCAACTGCGAAAGGTCAATCACTGCCATTCTCTGCTCCTGTTGATACGGAAAGGGACACAGGCACACCGTTATTCCGCCGCCCGGTCAGCTCCACCACCATTGAACCGTCAAAATTGCTGTTGATGGTGATGGAATCCAGCGTCAACCGTGGCTCCCAGCGACTCAGCGCCACATACACTGCCGACATGACCTGCAGGCGTAATGCCGGATTTTGTGGCTGATCTATCAGTGCCGACAGCAGGGAACCATATTCCCGGCGGGCAATACGGCTACCCTGCGGTGTCAGCAGAATGTCCCGCACCGACTGGCGCAGATGATCAATATCAGTAATGACTTTGCCGCTGGTATTGTTCATCCCGCTATAAAGCGTCATACCGGGCCTCCGGTTGTATCGCCGCCTTTCAGGACGCCAGTATACTGATGCGCATCAACCACGATCCCGTTAGAACTCATCGCTCCGCCGCCCTGGGTAACGCCACCATTGATCACCACTTCGCTGTTAATGCGCGTGCGGTTAGCCTCCAGTACAAACTCACTGGTTTTCATGGTGATGTTGTCAGCAGCCTCAATGACCATTGATTTGATGCCCCTGACATACCAGCGCCCGGTGGCGGGTTCGTATTCAAACCAGCCACCGTCAGGATGTTCTGTCACGCAGGCGTCCGCCGACGTCGACGGTGGTGCGAACTGATTCGAATAGATGGCGGGCAGCGCAAACGCGGTTTCCAGATTGCCGCCCATGCTCAGCACCACCACCTGCTCATCTGGCGACGGGCACCACCATGTACGGGCACCACCGGCGCGTAGCGTCAGCCAGTTAATCCAGTTGGTTTCAAGCTCGCCTACCTTCACCCGGCACAGCCATTTGTTCCGGTCCACTTCGGTCACAATGCCGGTGCGGATCAGATTGGTGATAAGGCGCATAATTTCTGTGAGTTGTGCGTTCATGGTTGCAGTTTGCATGAAATCAAAAGAAAATAGTGATTTTCAAATTGTATGAAGGGTCTTACAATCCAATGAATTACAATGAAGAGCTAACCTCATATCTTAATTATTTAGTGGATCTTGAAAAATCCCCTAATTTCGCAGTAATGATTGACGGCGAATGGGGAAGCGGGAAAACATGGTTTGTCCGTAAATTAATGAATGAAGAATCACTAAAAGGGAAAGTTAAGCCATTAATGATCTCATTATATGGAATAAAATCCACCGAACAAATTGACGAAATAATTTTCAAGCAAATGCATCCCTTCCTTTCATCTAAAGGCATGTTGCTTGCTGGCACACTAACTAAGGCACTAATTAAAGGCACACTTAAGATTGATTTAAGTGATTCATTCGTTACAAGTGTAGAGGGCTCCCCAGAACTACCCAACGTAAGCATTAAAGACTTTTACTACTCACCAGAAAACACCATATTGATATTTGATGATCTTGAACGCTGCGAATTAGATTGGAATTCTATATTTGGTTATATAAATAATTTCGTTGAAGAAAAAGAATGCAAGGTTTTGATTATCGCCAATGAGAGAGAAATATTAAACCCCGCTAGAAATAAAAATCATGATGGTATTTATTTAGATGCAAAAGAAAAAGTTATAGGTATAACTTTCAAATATCAACCTCAACATTCTCACGCCTACGAATATTTTCTAAAAAATATAACTAGCGAACTCAACACCATTCTGAACATAAAAAATATTGAGAGCTTACTCACTCTTTCAGAGTGTAATAACATTAGATTAATTGAAAGGCAAATTTCTTTTTTTGAAAGAATATTCAAAATATTACCAGCACAGTTTCAGCAAAATTCAGCTTTGACACTCAGATTATATCAATTACATTTTATACTCTATTTTGAATCTAATAAAATAAAACGAACCGTTTCTGACTTGTTAACATATAAAATAGATGATGATAATAAATACACATCCAATTTAATTGAAAAATATGGTACAACTTATTTGTCAAATTTAATCTTAGACGAGGATACCTGGATCGATATAATTGACAATCAGAAAATCAATCAAGAAAAAATAATATCTGAATTAATAACATTCGTCAGTGTTTCTAATAAAACAATTGAGCCATGGACACAACTTTGGAATTATGATCGATTAAAATACACAGAATTTGAGGAAAATTACAATTCAACACTTCATACGCTTATTAATTTTGAAATATTGAACGAGCATGTTCTTAAGCATATTTACGGATTATTACTTCATTTATCCAGAGAACATATAAAACCCATCAACGAACACTATTTAACAAACTTAGCCCACTCTGCTGTTGATATTTTAGCAGAAAAAGGAATGATACAAACTAGTTATGAAATTTTTGATGAAGACATTAAGGATGAGCGATGGAGAGGATTAACTTTTCATTGCAAAGAAACTAGGGAATTCAAGGAGCTTGTTAATTACATAGAACAAAAGAAAAATGTATTAATTGCATATCAACTTAGCCAAGACGCTCAAAAGATATTCAAATTAATACAGTCCGGAAATCATGAATATTACGCACATCTAAATTTCAACAACAAAGATATTTATTCATTTCACGACAAACCAGTTCTTTATTTTGGTGATGCTGAACAACTAACAAAAATACTGATAGACTCAACCGAGATGCATTTCTTTGGCTATGCTATAAAAAACCGATACAACAACACCCCTTATCTAAAAGAGCTTTCTGCAGAGCGTTTTTTCCACCGCGAGCTAATTAGAAAGCTAATTGAAAAGAAAACTCAAATAAACTCAAATATATTATCATTACAAATCGATGAGCTCATAAATGATTGTTTAACTCCCGCAATAGATAAATTAAAGCAAAGCATTGAAAATTAAAATAAAGCCCAGATCGCCACTGGGCAACAATATACGCAAGTTATGAAATACAATATATCAAAAATCTCTCAACTTCTTTTTTAATAGGCTCATTAATACCTAGCAAGCATCGTCTGGAATAATGAACTATCGGCCCACGTTTACTGACACGATCACGCAGTCCATAATGGTGAACACGGGCAATGCGCTGCACCTTACCTTCAAACTGCACGCTGGCAGAATCGGCGCTGGCGGCAGTTTTCAGGTATTTTGTGGTGCGCAGCTTCGCAAACATCTGACGTTTGATGCGGCCTTTTTTACTGCGCGCTGTTACCCGTCGCGGCTCATAACTACTGCCATCTGGATTGCGCTGCATCCTGATGTTTTGCTGCTGTGTCCGGCGCAGCTCTTGTGCCAGTTGGCGCATCATGCGACTTCTTGCAGCTGGCTCCAGATTCGCCAGTAAGGCACTCAGCCAGTCGTCCACTTTCTGCAATTCAGCCACGTTTCACCGTCCACATTTCTTCAGGTTCATCGGGTTCCGTTATCGCTTCAACGCTCGACACACTGCCGTCAGTGCTGACCAGCACACGCTCCGTCAGTTGCAGGTTCAGGCTGATATCACAGACATCATTGCGCAGAATATCCACCTCAAAGGTGAATAACTTTTCCCGTAACGCCGGGTTATTGATGGCATCGGGCTGGTTATCCCGCAGCCACAGCAAAACCGGGGCCATCAACAGATTCTGGTCGCCGCTGAAATCCTCAACCACCACGTTCAGGGTGTAACGATACTCCCATGACATGGAGCTGGCCCCTGTAGCAACCAGCGAACCGTTATCCACAAACAGATGCAGTTTGTCCGGGTTATTGCGGACATAAGGCACCGCTTTATTGAGGGCGTGGCGCAGGGATTGTGGTTTGTTCACTGTTTCGCTCCTGACACGCAATAATCATGTCCACTTTATCTGCACAGACCGCCCAAGCGGCTTCCGTTTCATCCAGCAATGCGCTCAGATCACCGTTAGTATGCGGCGCGGCCTGATCCAGCCGACACGGCGTCACTCGCGGACAACCACTGACGGTAAGCTGCACCTCCGGTGAATGCTGGACGTTTTCGCAGCCGGATAATGTCAGCAGGCAAAGGAGTATCAGCCCAGCGGCGTAAATCCTCGTTCTCACGTTTCAGTTCCTCAATCCGGTGTTGTCGTTGTCTCAGCAGTGCACTGGTCTGTTCTGCTTCGGCATAGAGCCGCGCCTGCTCCCGGTTGTTAGTTTCAGTCAGAATGGACAGGCTGATAAGCTGGTTGTTGCTCTTTGCCAGCGCCTGGCTTTTGCTCTGCAGCTCGTCTGCCTGCGTGCTGATGGTCTGGCTGGCATCAGCCAGCCGCCACGTCTGCCAGCCCAGCGCCGCCAGTAATAACGCCAGCACACCCAGCAGCAACCGGTTCATGCTGCTACCTGTTGCGCCATCTGATTACGGGTGATCCAGAAGGCAATAACGGTCAGTAGATAAAAGACCAGGGTAATAGCCCACCCCGTCCAGGCGAGACTTACAACAATCAGCAATCGCATCACCCAACTGGTAAATACGTTTTCTTTTCGGGTAATTGTCTTCAGCAAAGATGCCCTTAACTGCTGCCAGAGCGGGCCATTCTTAATTAACGCAGCCAGTGCTACCGGAATTACCGCCCATGTCAGCAAACAGGCTACCCAAACGCCGGACGCTGCCAGTACCGGAAAAATCCCCTGCGGATACACCATTGCTGCGATTAACAGCGCCATCCATAACATCAGAAACAGTCCGCTGATTAATTTCTTTTTCATTTCAGTTTGCTCCCTGTAAACACCAGGCCATCTCCCGCGCACGGCGGTTATCCAGCCCCTGATTAAAAACACCTTTCACATAAACCCAGCGCGGCAACTGTCGGCATGCATCCGCCCAGCGCCGCTGATTGAGCAATTTCACCAGCGTGGAACTACAGGCATTGCCCGTCCCCACGTTGAAGGCAAACGACACCGTAGCGTCATACACCTTCTGCGGCGGCTGTTGCTTCACACACCTTTCCAGCGCCCGCTCCACTCGTAGCACGTTGGAGATCAGCCCTTCAGCTGCCTGTCGTTCCGTAATAATTTTGCCGGGAATGACGCCCGACGTATTACCAATGCCGTCGGTCCAGACACCCGCGCTGCACTGATACGGCTGCAGACGACAGCCTTCATAATCGGCGATCAGTTTCAGTCCCTCCTCGGAGGTGTGAAGCTGCTGAAACCCCGGCAGCGTGGCAGCAATAGCCAGCACGGCCCCGACAAGGCAGCGTTTAACGATTGATGGATTCATAGTCCTCCCGCGAGATCTGCCCGTCGCGCAGAAGCTGGTAGGCTTTGTGTTTGTAGTACCAGTTGATAGCCAGCATCAGCACACCGATCATCAGGCCGCCCAGCGTTGAGGCATCCTTGATGGACAAATCGCCCAGCCAGGCCAGCACGACGGCGATGCAATACGTGATAAAGGCGCTGATTCGCTCAAGCGTCATAATTCAGTCCCATAGCTGGACGGTCTGCACGGTGGTGGTTGTCGGAATGTCCGGCAGCTCCACCTGCAGCCCGTGAGGTAAAAAGGGGACGTATTCGGCAAGCCCCGGATTTGCCTTCAGTACCTGCTCCGTGACACCCTGCGTGCGCCCGTAATGACGCCAGCAAAGTGCGTCCACCGTGTCATACTGATGCGCACGCACTTTCATCAGATAAGCTCCACTGTGCAGTGCGGCGCATCCTGCACCCGGCTGATGGCCCAGCGGGCGTCACGCCATAAATCACCGCTTGCTTCCGCCAGTTCCTCGCCTCGCTTCGCACCGGATGCCGTGGCGTCATAGTCCTGGTAACGTTCGTTGAGCATGGCGCGTGCCCAGCAATAAACCGCGTTGAAATAGTGCTGAATGCGCTCGCTTTTGCCGTCCAGTTGTTCCGCCGGGACTTCTGCCAGCGAGGCATACCCCAGCATCTGCTGGCGTCTGCGAAACTCATACAGCTCTGCGTTGACCTCCGAAATTGCCGACAGGGCAACCTGTTTTAAACGCGGCTGCGTCACCGTGCCGTCAGTGCGCATCACACTGCGAAACTCCGACAGGTCCACATCAGGCCAGAACGGCGTATTCCTGATGATTTCCGCCTGTTCCGGTGCCTGTTCTGGCGCAACAAACTTCATGCTGCTTTCTCCTGAAATAGAGGGCGGTGGACGGGGTTTTGATGTGGCAGTGCCTTTCGCCACCCCGTGCCGCCCGTGCGCGGGGGCACGTTCTGTCAGCGGCTGTCATTGCGCAGTCTGCGCTCCAGCTGCTGTTTGTCTTTTTTCACGCCACAGCGGGGATCGAGCTGTAACGCATGGTTGAGATGATTAAGGGCAGACGCCGGATTTCTTTCACTCAGGACAGCGCCAATCGCTTTATGCAGACGCGCCCGTGATTGGTCCGGCATATCCATACCGTCTGTCAGCTCCAGGGTCTGCAGCAACAGATCGGCATCAAAGCCGGTGGCGGCAAGCATTGCGCTCTGGGCTGCATCTGCCATTTCCTCTGCCAGCACGGTCTGCACGTTGCGGTTACCTAACGGCATCACCCAGCCATGACGCAGGGCGTGACGCCCGATCTCCAGCGCCCCGGCATAATCTCCGGCATCAATGCGCCACAGCATCACGTACATCAGCACGTCATCCTGTTGAGCGCCTCCGGCAGCCAGGACACCCTCCGCCCAAGCGGCGTACTTCGGCAGCAGCTCCACCTTGATTTCCGCTTTTTTGACCGTGGACTGAACGCCCTTGAGACGGCGGCGGTCTTCCGCCAGTTGCAGCAGCATCAGGTCATAGCCCGACGCGTGGCGAACGCTGCCGCCCTCGCGGGCGGCCTGTTCAGCCTGAACGCGCAGGCGATGCTGCCGTGCGGGACTCAGGCTCATGAATTACGCTCCGGTTTCTGCTGCTGCGGCGCTGAAGTCGCCAATCTGGATGTTTTCCACCAGTGCGGCGCAGCGGTAGTCCTCAACCACATAGGCTTCGTTAACGGATTCAAAGTTTTCAATCCGGTCACGTTTCGGGTTGTCGATAACTGAGCGGCGGCGGGTGTCTTCCTGCCAGTAGATGGACAGGTTATCCAGACGGGTGATCAGCAGTGCATTCGGCGGGAAGAACGGCGCACGCACGGCCTGCAGGCCACCCATGCGTTTCTGACTGATGATCATATCGGCAGCCAGTTTTTCACTGTTTTCCTGCTCTTTGTTGACCAGCGGGAAATACTTGTCAGACAGCAGTTCACGACCGCAAATCACCACCAGATCGTCATCGTCCTGGTAGACCACATCGATAAGCTCATTGACGGCATCCATCACCACGGCGTCCAGGTTGGCATATTCGCCACCTTTCCCGACTTTCACCGCACCCGGTGTGGTTTCACCGCCCGTGGTGGTGCTGCCCATGACGTGATCCGGTGCATCTTCACGGATTTTCTGCAGCCAGCCTTTGTTCACATCCTGCAGCAGCGGGTTATCGCTACGGTTGGAGGTTTTCGCACGCTTCACGCCGTTAAAGCCGATCATGATGCGGTCCAGTGCCTGACGTTTCACGATGGCGTCACGGATGCGCACCTGGAAATCCTGAAACTTCGCCCACAGGTCCAGCTTCGCGTAGGTCAGCACCGTGTCAAAGTTGGTCTGCTCGCATTTGTATTCCACATCGACCATCAGCGTCGGATCGACAGGTTCACGCTCTTTCGCGGTGGTGTCAGTGGTTCCGGCAATGGTGCTGCCAACCCCCAGCCCCAGCAGCTGACCGGACTGCTCAGTCACTGGCGTGACGTTAATCAGCGTCAGGAAAGCGGCGGACTGCTGGATCTGGTCTTCCAGCGTCTGCTGTACAGACGGCTCCACGGTGAACTTGCTGGACAGTTCTTCAACTGCCACACCGTTCAGACGCGCCAGCTGCTGCAGGTAAGCGTTAAAAGCAAAGCGGGTATTCTTCTTCATCAGGTTTTGTGCTCCATCAGCAATTGGTCAGAGTGTCAGCGGGGGCGTTACCGCCTGTTGCACGCTGGCGGTAGTCCTGGCGGCTGTCTTCATGACTCAGCTTGTCCACCAGTTCGTTAAAGGCGGTTTGCTGTGCCTGCAGGGCAGTCTCCAGCGCAGACAGGCGTTCTTCCTGCTCAGACAGGGATTTTTCGGTGCGTGCGCTCAGGTTCTGCTGCTCAGTGGCGACCAGCTCCACGGCCTTATGCACATCAGAGAACCGGGCGTCATCGGACTGCTCTTTTTTGGTAAACAGCGCCGTGACGCGGGCAAACAGGGACGGTTTGTCGTCCTGGACTTCTTCCAGTTCGATCACCGTTTCCTCTGCGGCGGTAAAGAGATTGGCGGGATTCTGCTTGCGGTTTGCCAGCGGGTTATGGGCTGCGCTGGCGCTGAATGTCAGCATTTCAGTGCCCAGACTGGCAGGGTCATCAGTGGCAGCCAGGCCGACCAGGTAGGCTTTGCCCGTATCAGCGAACTTCGGGCTGACTTCCATAGAGGTGAATAATTTCTGGCCTTTTTTCACCAGTTCCACCAGGGACTCCGTTGGCTCAACGTCAGCATACAGCGCCATCTTGCCTGCCAGCGGACCTTCCGTGATTTCTTCAGCAAACAGCGCCGTCACCTTGCCGTAGCGGTTAAAGGTGCTGTCCGGCAGATAAGACTTGATGTGCTCAAGGTTAATCAGCGCGGTATACACCGCCGGGTTATAGCTGGCTGCCATCTGTTCCAGCCATTCACGCTGGATTTCGCGTCCGTCGGTGGTGGCACCTTCCACCCCGATGCGAAAACGCTTTGCTTTCACTGTCATGAGCCGTGCTCCGTTAGAAAAAACTTACTGGAGCCTTATGGTTGCGGTGATGGGGGCAGTGAAACAATGCGCGGTATTTGTACCGACAACCACACAAACCGCAGGCGGGGAAAGCCTTCATTCAAGGCTGTAGGTTTGTGCCATGAACACCACACTGACACCCGCAGATCTCGATCCCCGTCGGCAGGCCATGCTGCTGTACTTTCAGGGATACCGCGTAGCCCGCATTGCTGAAATGCTGGGCGAGAAAGTTGCAACCGTTCACAGCTGGAAAAAACGCGACAAGTGGGGTGACTATGGGCCGCTGGATCAGATGCAGCTCACCACCGCCGCACGCTACTGCCAGCTCATTATGAAGGAGCACAAAGAAGGGAAAGATTTCAAAGAGATTGACCTGCTGGCGCGCCAGTCGGAGCGCCATGCGCGGATCGGCAAGTTTAACAATGGCGGCAACGAAGCCGACTTAAACCCTAACGTCGCCAACCGCAACAAAGGCCCGCGCCGTCAGCCGGAAAAGAACGTTTTCACCGATGAACAGATTGAGAAGTTGGAAGAAATCTTCCATTCCTCCATGTTCAACTACCAGCGCCACTGGTGGGAAGCCGGAAAAACCAACCGCATCCGCAACCTGCTGAAGTCACGCCAGATCGGCGCGACCTTCTATTTTGCCCGTGAAGCCCTGATTGACGCCCTGCTAACCGGGCGTAACCAGATTTTCCTTTCCGCCAGCAAGGCTCAGGCCCACGTCTTTAAGCAGTACATCATCGACTTCGCCAAAGAAGTGGAGGTGGAGCTGAAAGGCGATCCGATGGTGCTTCCTAACGGGGCCACGCTGTACTTCCTCGGCACCAATGCCCGCACGGCCCAGAGTTACCACGGCAACCTGTATCTGGATGAATATTTCTGGATACCGAAATTCCAGGAGCTGCGCAAAGTGGCTTCCGGTATGGCTATTCACAAAAAATGGCGACAAACCTATTTTTCCACGCCATCCAGCCTGACACACAGTGCTTATCCGTTCTGGTCCGGTGCGCTGTTCAACCGAGGGCGCAACAAAGCCGATAAGGTGGACATCGACCTGTCCCACAGCAATCTGGCCCCCGGCCTGCTGTGCGCAGACGGGCAGTACCGCCAGATAGTCACTGTGGAAGATGCGGTGCGCGGCGGCTGTAACCTGTTCGACCTCGACCAGTTGCGCATGGAGTACAGCCCGGACGAATACCAGAACCTGCTGATGTGTGAGTTCGTGGACGATCTCGCGTCTGTGTTCCCACTCAGCGAGCTGCAGGCGTGCATGGTGGACAGTTGGGAAGTCTGGACCGACTTTCATGCACTGGCCCTGCGCCCGTTTGGCTGGCGCGAAGTGTGGATCGGATATGACCCGGCGAAAGGTACGCAGAACGGCGACAGCGCCGGATGCGTGGTGGTGGCGCCGCCAGCCGTGCCGGGCGGTAAGTTCCGCATTCTTGAGCGTCACCAGTGGCGCGGAATGGACTTCCGCGCCCAGGCTGACGCCATCAAAAAACTGACCGAACAGTACAACGTGACCTATATCGGTATCGACTCAACCGGCGTTGGTCACGGGGTTTACGAGAACGTGAAAGCGTTTTTTCCTGCCGTCCGGGAGTTTGTCTACAACCCCAACGTTAAAAACGCCCTGGTACTCAAGGCCTACGACATTATCAGCCACCGCCGTCTGGAGTTTGACGCCGGACACACCGACATAGCGCAGTCCTTTATGGCAATCCGTCGCGCCACCACCGCCAGTGGCAACCGCCCGACCTATGAAGCCAGCCGCAGCGAAGAAGCCAGCCACGCCGATCTGGCCTGGGCAACGATGCACGCACTGTTTAACGAACCGCTGCAGGGCGAATCCGCCAATACCAGCAATATTGTGGAGATTTTTTGATGGGAAAGAGTAAGAAGAACCGCGCTGCGGCGACGAAACAGATCCAGCTTAAAAGTCAAACTACAGCCGAAGCATTCAGCTTCGGCGATCCCGTTCCTGTTCTGGACCGCCGAGAACTGCTGGATTATGTGGAATGCGTACAGATGGACCGTTGGTATGAGCCGCCCGTCAGCTTTGACGGACTGGCGCGCACCTTCCGCGCCGCCGTGCATCACAGTTCCCCGATTGCAGTAAAGTGCAACATTCTGACCAGTACCTATATCCCTCATCCGCTGCTCAGCCAGCAGGCTTTTTCGCGTTTTGTGCAGGACTATCTGGTATTTGGTAACGCCTACCTGGAGAAACGCACGAACCGATTCGGTGAAGTTATCGCTCTTGAGCCTGCGCTTGCAAAATACACCCGACGCGGATTAGACCTGGATACCTACTGGTTTATGCAATACGGTATGACAACCCAGCCGTATCAGTTCACGAAAGGCAGCATTTTTCATCTGATGGAACCGGATATTAATCAGGAGATCTACGGCCTGCCCGGCTATCTTTCTGCCATCCCATCCGCTTTGCTCAACGAGTCCGCCACGCTGTTCCGCCGCAAGTATTACATTAACGGCAGTCATGCAGGCTTCATCATGTACATGACCGATGCGGCGCAGAACCAGGAGGATGTGAACAACCTCCGCAACGCGATGAAAAGCGCCAAAGGTCCAGGCAATTTCCGCAACCTGTTTATGTACTCACCTAATGGCAAAAAGGATGGGCTTCAGATCATTCCTCTGTCAGAAGTTGCGGCGAAGGATGAGTTTCTGAATATCAAAAATGTCAGCCGCGATGACATGATGGCTGCGCACCGCGTACCACCGCAAATGATGGGGATTATACCTAATAATGTTGGAGGATTTGGGGATGTGGAAAAGGCTAGCTGTGTGTTTGTGAGGAATGAGCTAATACCATTACAGGAAAGAATAAAAGGATTAAATAGTTGGTCTAATGAGAATATAATCCAATTCAAACCGTATACACTTGAATTCTAAGATAATGGGCGCCTACATAGGCGCCATTATCTATAATAAAGACATGAATTAATTTGGCAACTCCAAATCATCCTTTAGATCTTTGATATCTTGATGTTGCAACCATATTAGGAAGCCTTTATCAACAACATTCAGTTTCCTATTTGTTTGGTCATAATCCAAAATAATAGGCATTATATTTTTCTTTATTTGCAAAGACGCAGTTGATTGTAACGACTGAGTAACATTACCCAGGTTTAACTTCTCCCCTCTTGGATGTACACTTTGTAATATTGCCCTTATATCTTTAAATTTCAAACCTAATTCAAGTTCACTAATGGTTGATGAAAGGACAGGATATAAAATCCATTTATGCATTTGAAGTTCAGTATCTTGAAATCCATCTGAAAAATTAATAAGGAAAGAATTGTAACGAGCCGATTGGTCATTAACAATTTTTGCAATGATATCCTTTCCATCCAAACCAGCTCCAATAGTTCTTTTTGTTTGCTGAGTCTCTGATATTCCGCATTCAATACACGCACGCCTACATGCTTCTTGCACTAAATAAATACTATTGAGACAGTGTGTTACTACATCTGCTTTGAAAGTTGGATCAAAATCAATGTTAAGGAGTAAACCTCCTTTATCAATTGCCATCTCCAGTTCAGAATCTTGCCATTTGTCTGCGTTAACAGAAATAATCCTGCCAGTTAAGTCACCATTGTAAACAATGAGCCGATTATCTTCTAGCCAAACTCCAACAATTACAAAAATAATGCTTGATGTTTCATGAAAGGCTTTTAATGCGATCGAAAAATCTCTTTGAGTTTCGAAAGGCATATAATGAAAATCCTCAAGAACGATAATCTTCTTGAAATTTATAGATTTTAAAGCCGCTATAACATCATTAACATCATCAACATCAATTTCTAAAGGCGCGGTTACTTGTTCATGAGATTTCGTATCTTCGATCTCGCCTCCGGCACTCGCCACAAAACCCAAAATAGAAGTTTTTATTGATGCAATTATTTTATTTTTCCCCGTAATACCTTTCTTGGTAGACTGAGTTATTTCGAATCCAGCTCTTTTTAAAATACTTGCATTCAATTCAGATACATCAGAACGATTCGAACACTGCACCAAAATATAATCATCAGAATTAATACAGTGTTTTCTTACGCAAGTCTTACCCTGCTTTGAACTGCCGTAAATAACAATATGTTTCTTTGCTTGTAATTCCTGTTTAAGTTTGAAATCAACATCAGGTCTTTCAATGTAATTAAGTGGCAAATCTCTTGAGAGCCCAAAGATATCATTCGTATCAAAAATTTCCATTTTAATATTCTCAACGTTCAGAATTTGCTACTAAACATATAATGCTCCGCGTTTTTTTGCAACTTGTCTCGAATATTTATATGAGATTGTTCTCATATAAATTAACCAGCGCGCGCTCGTATCCCCGCCACGCCTGCCCGCTTTATGTAGTTGTTTTCATGCACCTGCATGCTCTACGCAAAAGCCCGCCAGTTCTGGTGGGCCTTAGCAATAACGATCCTCAAACGATCATGCAATCTCATGCAGTATAGGCATGCACAACAACTTACCTTAAGAAAAAACATCTGATATGCCCAACTGTTTCGTCTCTTTTCCAGTAGCTTGCTATGGCTTATCTTTAATGCAACTGTAATCGTGTATGAAGATACAATCCCTACCAATCATAAAAATGAGGAACACAAAGAATGACTGTGCACAAGCTCTCTGGTGCGTTTTTCCACGATATGCAGGTTGAGTGGCCCTGCCCTAACTGCAATCAGAAAACCCTACAGATCATTAAAGAAAGTTTCGTCTCGTATGACACACATGATACCCGAAAATTCCGCAGTGAAGATTGGTTTGAACTAGAAATGGATTCATCTATTTTCAGTTGCATGGCCCGCTGTTCAAGAATGCAATGTGGTGAAGTTGTGGCCTGTACTGGTAAGAGTGGATGGGAACAAGGTTGGGATGAAGAAAGAAATGATATTGAGTACTATCAATGGCACAGACCTTTCACCTTTTACCCATCACTGCATCCTTTCGAAATACCTGAAAAATGCCCAGAAGAAATTACCGAACCGCTTGAAGCCTCATTTTCCATTTTCCTAATACAGCCTGGCGCAGCAGCAAACCTAATTCGAATTTCAGTTGAAAGAATGCTAACCGCTATGGATGTAGCTGAACGTAATGATAATGGCAAACGCATAACTCTACACCACCGTTTAGGGATGCTACCTGAATTATACGGATCGTTTTCAAGACCTCTTATGGCAATTAAATTTTTAGGAAATGCCGGAAGCCATACCTACGATGAAGTAAAAGTCAAAGACATTGAGGATGCTTTTGTGAGGTGTACTGACAATAGCGGACACTACCATTTGTTCTTTTTTTAA